ATGCTCAAATGAGCGTTGGTGCTAATCCTTTTGACGCTGGTATTCAAAGAGCCATATCAGCAGCTAGGGATTCCTTAGGAATGACTGAGAAGCAACAAGATCGGGCTTTACGTAGAAGCTTGCTTAATTTTGCTTCAAATATTGCACAAACCCCTAAACGAAAGGGTTTTTTTAATAACTTTGGCGATATATCTCGTGCTGCTCTTCCGGCTATCAGCGAATATGATAACGCAGAAGCAGAAGCCGAAATGGCAAATAATGCCTTAGCTAATCAAATTTTGAATCATCAAAAAGGTTTAAGAGGTGAAGCGTTTGAACGTGAGAAGTTTAATAGTCAGGCGAAGTTTCAACAAGATCAGCTAGCAGAGACTAAGCGTTATCATGATTTAATCAATACAAATAACCAAGCAAAACTTACTACTGCTGGCTCTACTGGTAAAGGCGCTCATGGTAAAAGTGATGCAGAAAAAACTATGGCACTGGCTAAATTACTTGATAATGCGGAAATGTTCTTAAACAGCCCAGAAGGGCAAAAGTCGCAAATAGGTAGGCTGCAATCAATGTCACCTTTATCTTTGCCTAATAGCTCGCAAGCATCTTTAAAGCAATATGAGGATTCTATCAAAGGTGCACTGTTTAATAAGCTTGGCTATAAAAACGAAGCTGAGTTTAAACACACGCCTTCAATCAGCAGCAATTATGACCCAGCAACTAACTTGAAAATTATCGAGAATTTAAGAAAGAGCTATATTGATATGGTGGAAGTAATAGCACCATCTGGAAAAAAGGGCATGATTCCTCGCTCTGCTGTTGCTGCATCTAAATATACTATTGTGGAGTAGTGCTATGGATGAATTTAGTAAATTTGGTGGATATGCACTCGGCGGAGAAAATACTCCGCAAGATGAGTTTGCTAGATTCGGTGGTTATAGTTTAAATGAGGTAGAACCTAAAGTTGTACCAGAAGCAAAACAAGGCGATTCTTGGCCAGCATTAATTGGTAAATCTGTTTTAAAAGGCTTAACAGGTCTTGGTGGAGTATTTGGCAACTTTCAAACTCAGCCACAAGCAACGCCAGAGACACAAAAAATTATTGATAAGTTTAAAAGCAATTTAAGCCCGCAAGATAGGCAAATACTTGATAGCCGTATGCCTAATTCACAAGAGATACAAGGATACTTAGAAGACAAATCAGGCTTTGATTTAGAGCCAAATCCTACAACGGAAGAACAAAGAATAGCGAGCCACGGCGCAGAGTTTGCTGGAGGCTTTGGTCCATTTGGTTTAGCTTCAAAAGGAAATCTTGCATTAAAAGGCCTGGGGCTTGCAAAACAAGCTGGAGTAGGTGCAGGAATTGGAGCTACTAGCGGCGTGATGCAAGAAATGGGCGTAGATCCATTAGTTGCTGACCTTGGAGCAAGTATTGCCGCTCCTTCTGCTCTTACTAGAGGCAAGAACATATTCTCTAATTTTACGCAAAAAGGTCGCGATAATATAGTAAAAGATGAAGCTGCTAATATCCTCCGCAAAGATATAGGCGAGGGTAATATTCCAGATGTTGTAGGCAAGCTAGATTATACTTCGCCTATTGGAGCACGCCCTACAACAGTAGAGCTTGCAGAGAATTCAGGACTTAGCCACAGAGCAAGAACTGAAAGTCCCTCTTTGCCTGATATGCACCAGCGCAATGCTTTAAATGATAGTATTATGCGCGAAAAAATATCTAATATTGCTCCGAGTTCTGGTTTAAGTGATGAGATAATAGGCGAAACTATCAGAAATAATCTATATGCTAATTTAGAAAAGGCCGAAAAAGTAAGATACGATATTACTGACCCTTTATACAAGCAAGTTGAAGATTTAACTGACAAAATTACTCTACCTCAAACACGCGAATATTTAAAAAATGAAGCGCGTTATGCTGAAGGTGATATTAAGAATAATATCAAATATATTACTGATACCCTAGGGAAGGATGCTGAAATTCTACCTGTACAAGCTGTAAATAAGCGCAAAGCTATTACTGACAGATTATCCAAGGTTGAAGGCAAGAATAGCCGTAGAATATTAAAAGGTGTAGAGCAGTCTATATTAGATGATATGTCACATATTCCTGAAGAAAGAATAGCACGAGAAGCATACAAAGATTTATCTATTCCAGTATCCGCTATTGAAGATCAGAATTTGCTTAAAAAATTCGTTAAAAAAGATAAACGCTCAAATAATTTCATATTATCCCCAGAGAAAATACCAAGTAAAATTTTAGGCAGCAGTTTAAACGATGTAAAAGCTCTGACGAAGCAAATTGAAGGGAATCCTGAAACTGTAAATTCTCTTCGTAGTTTTATCATAGACAAACTTTTAAAGAGTAGTGAAACATCTGCTATAAATGCTGCTTCTGGTAAGTCATTAGAGCATAATTTATCTTATAACAAACTAAATAATGCAATCTCTAAATACAAGCCAAAGCTTGATCTAATCTTTGAAAAAGAGCAAGTAGAGCTTTTAGAACATGTTCGTGACTTACTAAAAAAACGTAATATGGTTGCAACATTAGGTAGAGCCGCTGGTTCAAATACGCAAAGTCAGCTAACATTACTTGAACTAACATCCTTGCCAAAAAGAGCAGATTTTATGAATTTAGTTGAAGGTGTGCCAGTTTTAGGTAAGCCTATTTCGCAAGTAAGAAATAGGGCAAAAGCAATTCAAGACGCAAATATTAGAAACTTAGTAGGTAGAGCATTGGTAGAACCACAGCTAGCTAAGGAGTTATTAACTAGGCCGAAGAACGCAGAAAGTATTAATGCATTTTTGGAGCGTTTGCCTAAAAATCTATTAGTATCTACAAGTTTAAATAGCGGGGAAAGTCAGTAATGAACTATACAACATTAACTGAACAAATAAAGTCTTACGCTAACCGCACTGATGCTTTGTTTAACGCTCAAATACCAAATTTTATCGAACAAGGAATCAATCGTATTTACAGTGAAGCTAAAAATATCGGGTTTGAAGTAACTACAATTGGTGATATTGCCATGAATAATACTACTATCGCAAAACCACCTAATTGGCGTGAAACTATAAGCCTTGAAATATACACCGAAGATCAGACATTTTCTAAGTTTTTATTTAATAGAAGCTACGAATTTTGTAAATCGTATTGGCCTAATCAAACTTTAACAGCAGAGCCAACGTTTTATTCTGATTATAATGATTACAATCAGTTTTTCTTTAGCCCTACAGCTGATAAAGCTTATAAATATAGGCTAATATATTTAGGGACTCCTTTGTTTAACGATCAAAATGCAGAAAACTTTTTAACTCGCAGATACCCAAGACTTTTGTTTTATGCCTGCATGTTAGAAGCAATGCCATTTTTAAAAGATGATGAACGCCTTGGTCAATTTGAGCAATTATATGCTAGCAGTCTTGATGATATTAACAAGGATAGCACAGCACGTTATGTTGATAGAATTTCAGATAGAGGTAAGGACTAATGGCAGATTATATGTTCCCTCTAACTTACAAAGCTGGCCTTAATCGAGATGGTACAGACTATCAGCCTGAATATTGTAATGACGGACAATGGATTAGATTCAACGAGGGTAAAGTAAAAAAAATAGGTGGAGTAGTTAGCCCTGGCGCATTACCTGCTTATAACTTTGAAAAAGTACAAACGATCAATCTGTTTCCTGGTAATGCCCCAAATAGAATTAAAGTTTATTTAGCTAGCCAGCAAAAGATATTTACATTTACAGTAAGCCAAGACTTTACTAATAAATCAGCAATTACAAATATCAAAGATATTGAGCTAGGTCCAAACAGATTATTTCAATCAAGTGTTGTTATAGACAATAATGTAAAAAAGCTGTTATTTTTAGAAACTTATAATGCTAAAAACATAGCAAGTAATGCTAAGTGCAAGCTGTATCAGGTAACTATTGCTAATAACAATATTTCCGAGGTAGCTCAAGCTAATTTTAACAATCAAGTGAGTGGTGGAATGTGCTATGCTGCTCCTCATTTATTTTTATATGGTGGAAATGGCTTTGTGCAATATAGTAGAACAAATAATCCTTTAAACTTTAGAGAAAATAATACAAGCGGTAGTTTTAACATTTCTAATGATAAAGTAATATACGCAGCATCTGTCCGAGGTGGTTCTAATAGTCCTTCATTGCTCTTTTGGACTTTATCTAAAGTGGTAAGAATTACTAACACCTCCGAAGACAGCGATAGAGTAAGTTTTCAAATAGATGTTGTATCCAATGCGTCTTCTATTTTGTCTTCAAGAGCAGTCGCCGAATATGATGGCTTATTTTTCTGGATAGGAACTGATAGATTTTTTGTTTATAACGGCGTTGTCCAAGAAATGGTCAATAATAGCTCTATTAATTATTTCTTTGATAATCTTGACATTAATCATAGGCAATTAGTTTTTAGTGTCATAAATTCACGCTTTGGCGAAATATGGTGGTATTACCCAGAAAAAGGTCAAGATCAAGCGAATGTCAAAAATACCAGAGCTTTGATATACAACAAACGTGAGAACTCTTGGTATGATACTGCAATAAGCAGAGACTGCGGTGTATTCTCAAATGATTTTGGCTTTATGGCAACTTATGGCTTTAGTTTTCAAGCAAATAATTTTAATAAATATTTCTGGAAGCATGAAGTAGGCGAAAAGGAATTCGCAGGAGATGAAATCAACGCTCCAATTATATCTTCAGTTACTACGCCTTTTATTTCGCAAGCTGCGTTTAATGCACAAAACCCAATGAATGGTATTGATCGGTTTTTAGAACTGCGTCGTATAGAACCTGATTTTGTTATGAGTGATAAAACTAAAGAATTACAGGTTAGAATCAATACTAAAAGATATGCTCAGAGTGCTTTGACTACTTCTGACGCCATTACTTTTACAGGCGAAACAGAGAAGATAGATACTAGAGAGCAAGGCAGGGCTATATCTTTGACTTTTTCATCGGAGCATGATTTTAGGATGGGAAATATTATGCTGCAGCTTGCTAGTGGGGATGGTAACTGATGATAGTGTGGCCTGAATATATAGATATTAAGGACTGGGCAGCTAATTTAATTGTTGATTATCCTGATGAATATTTACCTATTCTTGAAGATGCAGATAAATGGGAAGACTGGGCGTCTATAGTCGCGGGCACTGGAGTTTTTGCAAGAAACGATATTCCAGCGCCTTTTTCTGTAACGGAAGGAGAAAAAAAACAAGAGTTCAAAGATTGGCAAGAATGGGCAAAAACGGTCTATAATTTAATGATAAATAGTGGAGATAAAAATGTTTAATCCAATGGTAAACATGACAAATGATGAAGATATGGAAGAAAACAATCCATACATGACAAATAATACTCCTATGATGCCGAATTATTATGCTGAAGGGGGTATGGTCGAAAATGAAGAAATATCGCCTCTAATCGCACTTATGGGGCAAAATGAAGGCAATCAAAACGAAAGCAAACCCAAAGCTGATAATAATCCATATCCATCTCTTGCAGAAATGATTCGCCAGCAAGGTGAAGGTGAGGATACAGTGCTAGCTCATATTAATCCTGTTGAAGCTGAGATGCTAAGGGTAATGAATGGTGGTAAAATTAATCCTGTTACCGGACTTCCTCAGTTTGGATTGTTTAGTAATCCTAAGAAATGGTTTAAATCTGTAGTTGGACCTGCTGCTGGTGTTGTTCTTGGCAATATGTTGCTACCAGGTATTGGCGGAGTTATCGGTGGTGCTATGGGTGGCGGTCTTGGTTCTATGGCACGTGGACGTAATGATATGGGACAAGCTATGCTGCGTGGTGGGGCAATGGGAGCAATGCTTCCTACTGCTGCTTCATTAGCCGGAAGTGGTGCTAGCTCACTTGGAGCAAATGGGTTAGGTGCAAGCCTTAGTAATTATGGAGCACAAAATGCGGTATTACCATCAATTGGCCTTGAAAGTTTAGGAAATAGCATAGGAGGTGCTTCTGCTGCTAGTGAAGTACCAATTTCAGAAATAGTAAAACAGGAAGCTGCCAAGACGGCAGCAACAGAAGGAGCTAAATCTGCAGCAGAGAAGTCATTTACTGATATGCTCATGGATAATAGTAAAAACTTCTTTAGCCAGCCTTCTAATTTACTTACTGCTGCTATTGTTGGTGGGTCGCTGATGAATAGGCCAAAACCTCCAAAAGAGAAATCACCAGAAGAATTAGCAGCAGATAGAAAACGTTATGAAATGGCATTAATGCTAACGCCAGAAGAACAAGCTGCTAAGGAAGCAGCGGATTTGGCTGCAGAACAATCAAAAAGACGCGTCGCTAGGAATAAGTTCCTACCAGAAGAGCGGTTTAACATAGAGCCTTTGCATGTAAAAACCAATAGCCCTGAAGATTATAAGAGAACGGGTAGGTGGCTTGAGTATTATAATAATCCGCAGTTTAGCGGTAGCCCAATAATGATGAAAGAAGGCGGAGAAGTTAAGCCAAAAATTTCTTATGAAATAGAGCAATTTAGTTATCCGTCTGGCTTAGGCTTTTATGTAAGTGGTGAAACTAAAGGTCAGGATGATAAAATACCAGCTATGCTATCTGACGGGGAGTATGTGATTCCTGCTGATACAGTTGCGCATTTAG